CAGGACACCAACATCTACCTTCATTTGAACCACATCCTCGTCAGCCATATTACTTCTTTTCTGGTACTTTCGTACCTTCTAGTTTTTTATGTACCTTCATGGTCTTGCATTGTTGTTGTACTTTACCGTTCTTGTCTTTAACGGGTTGGCCATTCTTAACTACATCAACACAAACTTTTGTGGTTTCATCGCCAGCATAAGCACCAGTGATTAGGGAGAAAGAGATTAGGAGAGAGTAAAAAAGAGTTTTCATAATAGTCCTTATTTATTAGAGAATTTTTCAGATGCAGTGAATCCTAAACCTGCAACGACAATATACATCATCGAATCAAACAGTTTTGGATCCACTTCATAACCAACAACAGAAGCAACAAACGCCCAAGCACACAAGATGAATGCTAGAAACGTTATCACACGTTTACTGGAGATGGAATTATTAGTTCCATCTGACAGCATACTTTTTAACCAGTCCATTAGATTTCAGGATGTGGTGGTTGAACTGGTGCTTCTTTACCACCGAAACCAACTGCTACTGCTGGTGCAAATGCAGGCACTTGTACTGTTGAAGGTGCAGGTGCGAATGTTTTTGCAGCTTGTGGTGGAGTGGAAGGTGTTGTGGCCACTGGCGTAGGAGGTCTTTCCCATCCTGCATTTGCAGCTTTAAGTGCAGCTGCCTGTGCGTCTTTATCTCCGCCAGCCAACATGATACCAGATAGAGTACCAGTTAAGAACGTTGCGATAGGCACAATCAGTTCAAAGAACTTTTGGTCAATAGGACTAATAGCATTCAAAGGTTGTGTCACAAAAATCAGTGAGTACAACACAACGAACACGATACCAAAAAGTGTTAATGAAAGGCAAATGCCAATAAAGAATTTCAGACGAGCCATTAATTGCTCTTCTGTATAGATGATATTATTTTCCACAGTTATCTCCTTTGAGTGATGTACTAGATGCAGGTGCAATTGCTGGCACCGGTGTTGCAGCTGGTGCGTCTTTTGGTGGACCCAAACGTGGGTCACGTTGACCTTTGAAAATGTGTTCTGGACAAGTTCGTGTCACATCACACAATGGTAATTGACAGAAATCTTTATCCCAATTCGCAGGGTCTTGGCATGGGTAACGGAATCTGTCACCGGAGAAATATGCCAATGTGAGTGGCAATAATAGAATTATGCCCAAGTATTTAAGAAGTTTAACGTCACTCATATTACACTCCAAATACGTGTAGTGCGTGTTCGTAGTGTTTGATACGGTCCTCTAAACCAATAGTTCCGCCATTGATTCGTTTGGTCATAGTAACGATATCACCCTTATCAGCCAATGCATTAAGGTTGTTCGTTTCCCAGAACCAGCAAGCAGATTGTGCTGCACCTTCAAATGTTTGTAGATACTCGGATGCTTCTTCTACGGAGATACCAAGTGAACCTGCAAAGAAAGTGTAGTTGTCTTTACCTGTCAACTGAATCAAACCACGGCCGCAGTAACGATAACCGTCACCACTTGCTTCATCACCATTGCCCATACGAGAAGCGTACACACGATTAGCAATAGCTTCTGCTTTGTTTGGTTTTGATGCATATTGGTTTGCAATTTCATCGGTTGGGAAATACTTTGGGAAAACCTTACGCAATGATGCTGCTTTATAGTTCAAGTTCTCTTTGAGGAACAAGAATTCACCTGATTCATGGGCACATTGGGCCAGAAATGATGCAACACGTTGAGGTGTATTGATTTCATAATCTGGCAATAATTGAGACAATGCATTATACCATTGGTCAATATATGGGTTTTTTGGAAGTAATTGTTTTAGTTGTTCTTTTGTCAATTCCATAGAATCCACCCTTTTTAATTATTATCTTCTATTTATTATTAGGCACCCCTCAACATACAACCCTGGAAGTATGATATCTGTTGATATTCACTGATAGTTCTATTACCACCACTGCCTTGTTGGACATATAATTGAAAATAATCGGTTGTTCCGTTAGCATATACTATACAACTGACTGTCATTGTGAAGAAACTGGAACCTGCCTCTGAACCTGATTCGTTGGTGCCACGCTTATGTTCTGTACCATTCTTGTAAATGACAAGCATACGCTCACCGGTACCTGAACTGCCATCAACACGAACAGTAGCGTTGAGTTGATAGTATCCTTCTACGTTTGGTTGGAATTTACCATTAGGCGCATCATAACATCCACCGATATCATATTCCTCATTACCTAAATTCACACGCACCTGTGAGCCACTAGCGATTGTTTGTGCTGGAGAAGTTGGATATGCACTAAACGCTGGTCCATTGACTGCTTGTTTGCCCGCAACTTGATATGGAAGTGCAGTGCTCATTTGACCTGTGTCACTCAATATCATTAATGATGCGCTGTATGCACTATTGATAATTTCAATACCACCCGTGCTATTCATACGGAACGTTTTGTTTGTATTAGTTGCACCACCGGAAGAATTTGTGACTTTTAAGAAATCAGCATAACCTGTGCCACCTTGTGTATTGGCAGCAGAAACACTCAGTGCATATCCTGTTCCAGTGGAACTAAATGCAATATTCATACGGCCAGTGATTGAACCACCAGTATTTGCAATCGCACCATTCGCAGTATTAAAAGCAATGTTTGCCTGTAGGTATGCACTATTAGCATACAAAGCACCCGAGTTAGCAATAGCGTCAGGAGTATTAGCTTTAATAAATGCAGCGTTAGCCTGTATAAAGGCTGCGTTCGCATATAAAGCACCTGAGTTAGCAGTATAACTTGGTGTATTTGCTACCAAGAATGCTGCGTTAGCTTGTGTAAATGCAGCATTAGCGGTATCTCTTGGAGTTTGGTCTATTGCTGTTCCAACAAATGCTGTTGTTTGATGTGTACCATCAGGGAATTCAATCCAACTTGCAGGTCCACCAATGTTTGTATTTGTCCAGAAATTCCATGTTTGTGTTCCACTTCCTGGTCTAGAACTGGAGGCCACAGTGAAGAAATTTCCACCAGTACTACTATTAACATTCAGACCAGTCAATGTACCTACGCTTGTCAGACTACTTGATACGACTGTTGAGTTTAATGTAGTTCCAGTTAATGTACCTGCATTGATTGTGTTAGCATAATCATATGCTTGTTGCGCTAATGTTACACCACTATTTGCTTTAGTGAAAGCCCCGTTGGCATATAATGCAGCGGAGTTAGCAATAGCATCAGGAGTATTTGCTTTGATGAATGCCGCATTAGCTTGAATGAACGCACTATTTGCATAACTGGATGCTGAGTTACTCCAATTCTTAACATCAGTAATTTGCAACTGTGAATTGGTTGACATGTTCAGCGAAGCATTGGCTCTATCAAACGCACCGTTAGCATATAATGCTGCACTATTAGCGGTATAACTTGGTGTATTGGCTTGCAGATATGCGTTATTGGAATTTAAACGTGCAAACGGATCAACCTGTGTGTCACTAACAATAGTATTGGCATAATCATATGCTTGTTGCGCCAAGGTTGTTGCAGAGTTTGCTTTGATAAAGGCACCATTAGCATAAACACCGGCTGATGTATCCACTGACGGTACAGTGATTGTATTTGCAAAGTCATAAGCATTTTGTGCTAATGTTCTTGCGGTATTGTCTATTGCATATTCCGAAATGGTGTTCGCTTTGATGAAAGCTGCGTTTGCATAAGATGCAACAACTAAAATATCTGCACGTGCAGTTGGATCCACCAAAGTGTCACTAACAATAGTATTGGCATAATCATATGCAGCCAACGCTAATTGTACCGCAGTATTCGCTTCATCAAAAGCAGTATTTGCTTGTAATCTCGCAAAAGAATCCGATGTTGGTCCACCACCTGAACCTGTTGGGTCAGCAGCATACCATTTTCTGGTGGATTCATTATATGTTAATACTTGGCCATCTGTCGCTGAGTATAGACTAGATTTATCTGTGTCACCCAAGTCATTCAACCAATATGAACCACTACCTGGTCCTGCGGATGATATTTTGCCAATCCACTGTTCCAAATATTTCAGTTTGTCTTGTACTGCCTTGAAGTTTGGATCCACTTTGTCAACTGGTGTTGTTGACATTAGGTTGGTGTTTTCTGCAACCTTAGTGATAGACTTAACTGCCTTGGAAATAATAGTTTCTTCCGAAGCTGGTTCAACCACAACTTCCTGTGGTTCTTCTGTAACAATCGGTTCTACAACATCTTCGATGATAGGTGTCGGTTCTGGTGTAACAACTTTTGGTTCTTCCGCAATTGGTTGAACTTTTTTAGGTGAAGTGCCGAACAACTCATCAATGAAACCTGCGGAGTCTAATATCTTCTCACTGAGGTCATACTTAGCTGCGAATCGCTTTTTAGTTTCAGCAACAACCTTCTTATCATTCTCTAGTTTTTCTTTTTTGCCTTCTGCAATTAACTTAGCGAATTCGGATAGTTGTTGTTTGTAGTCACCATTGTCACTCATTTCACACTTTCAAAGATTGTCTTTTGTTTTTTGTACCATTCAATCCATGCTGAATTCTTAATGGAACATTCATAATATGTATTATAGTTTGATGTGACAGTCTCGGCAACATCACTTAACTTAGACTCATTATTTAATTTGATTAATTGGCCACATTCACCCATGGATGCCGGTGCATCAGGGAACTTGGCCGTAACTGGAACAGTAGTGGAACATCCTGTTAGTAACAGTGTTAAAAGTAAATATCTCATTCTTGTTTGAACCAGTAGTGTTTTTGTAATTCTCTCATAATAACATCGCCGCTGGTGTTATTGTGTCTTGCAGCCCACTCAACAAAATAATGCCAGTCTTTTGCATAGTGTTCATTGCCTTGTTGCCAAGCTTGATACATTTTTTGCAATTCACTGGTATTAATCATTTTTCAGCAGCCTTATTGATGACCTCGACAAATTCTTTTGGAATCGTACACGTTGAATCATATTTAACAATTTCTTTGGTAATATATTCTTTCAACACAATTCGTTTCTCTTGCAGTTTTGAGGTCTCTTCCTCAACTCTTGCATCAATCTGTTCGTTTGCTTGTTGAGATTGTTTTTCTGCAATCGCAACCTTTTCTTCCATTTCTTTGACTCGTTGTTCCCATTTATCATTGTCATAGATTGCGCCAGACATAAATGTACCCAATATTATGGCAGCAACAGAACCCAATTGAATTGTGGTGCGATATATGAATATAAATGGGATTTGTTTCAACAGGTAAGTGGAACCTAAACCAACTATACCGGCCAACAGGATAAAGTGAAATATCCAGTTAGGTAAGAATGACAGTAACCACATGGTTATGCCTTTGGTGACTTACGTTTGAAGAATGACATAACTGGATTCTTCTTCTTGGACACACCAGGTTCACCACCCTTGCCACCAGAACCAGCGATTGCACCAGAACTAACGTTATTCGTAGGAACAGCAACCACGCCACCGTCCTCTTTGAAGAATTCTTTAAACTTTTTCATCAACAGTTCCACTTTCTCAACGATTTGTTGATACGTGAATCTGGATCTTTTGCTGTCTTTGCGGATGTCAAACGTTTCTTCATACCAGACATTCTTGCACAGAAGGACTTGCGGCGTTTGGCTGACTTGGAATCCGGATCCAACTTCGATGGTTTGGTAGTAACAGCTGTCTTTAGTTTAGAACCTGGGTTTTCTCTACGATATGATTCGACACCCTTTTGATTCAGGCCACCAGACTCAGATTTACCTTCTTTGCGTTGCCATGCGGCAGATTCGTCAAGGTCTTCTTTTATCTTTTCACAAGAATCGTCAGAATATGGTTCTTTACCAGGAACAGGTTTGTAACCAGTCCAGCAACGACCCTTTTTCTTTTCTTCTTCGATAAATTCGTTAAATTTTTTCATATGTTTCCTAATATCTCTGCGACATCCATATCTAAAGGTATTTCCGATGATATTACGGTTTTACCTCCAACACCATAGACAAAATCTGGCATAATATCCAGATATGCTAAAAATGTTTTCAGTATATCATAATCACGTTCATCAGTTTTATAGAACAATATTCTTGCGGTTGCTTCCGGCCCAAAAACATTATTCAATAAAATGATGTGATTGAGAATTAAACGTTCTTTAAGTGATTTAGTTATCTTGTATCTACGAAATAACCTTTTCAGGTATTTTGTTCGTTTGATATCACTCTCAAACTCCGACATAATACAATGTGGTGACGTATAGCATTTTGCAGCATACATCAAAAAATTATCTTCATTCAAATCATCAAACATATTAAAGAAGGGGTGACCGAAGCCACCCCATTTCTATTAAGCGACAGTCAAGACTGCGTTAGCTGATGTTGCAGTTACGCCTTGGTCAGCAGCTGTTACAACCACACGCAATACGGTACCGGTGTTAGCAGTTGTTGCAGGACGTGCTTGCAATGTAGCAGAAGTTTTACCAGACCATTGAATTGGGTTGGTGTTTGCTGGAACGTTTGTCCAACCGGTAGAACCACTTGCATTGTTGTATTGCCATTGGTATGTCAATGTTGCACTTGTATTACCTGTCAATGTAGGTGTTACAGTGAATGACACTACGTTAGCAAAGTATGTTGCGTTAGCCAAAGCTGATGCATCAGATGGACCAGACAACGAGATTACCACGTTGGCGTAAGCTTGACCATCACTGTCACCAGTCACGGTGCTCAATGCAACCAAGACTTCGTTTTGAACACGGCCAGCACGGCCACCAGAACCAGTTGTTCTCAAAACCCAACCAGAGTGTTGTGCATGAGTTGCAGTAGATTCTTGTGCATCAACAGCAAACAAACCGATAGTTTGTCCGACTGTATATACGTCTGCTGTGGTGTTTGCATACAATACAGCTACGTTTGCGGCTGTAGGTGCAGCTGCAACAGATTTCGCATCGTCTGCATTTACAATTGTTGAGTTAACCGCCCAATATGGTGCGTTAGCTGCGTTGTCGTTATTTCCCCAAGATGACATTTATATTTCTCCTTTTAACCGAGGGTTATGGTTGTATTTATTTAAACACTTTTCTGTGAATTTGCTGGTTGTTTACGCATCTTCATCATTGGGTCGATTTCGATGGTGTCACGTTTTTCACCAGTTAATGTAGTACCGCCGGTCAAGACAGCTGCGGCTTGTGGTTTCTCCATTTGAGGATCATTTGAACCTTTTTGGACTTTTGGCTTCTTGCCATATGTTGCAACAGACTTATCTTCCTTTTCGTGGTCGTAAGTCTCTTCCTTCATATTCTTGCGCTTGTAAATGTCCTTAATAATACGAGCAGACTTGGACATTTGAATCAATTTCTTGTTCTTTTGTTTTGGTTCAACGTCATCCGGTTGGTTGGCACAGTCACAAGGAGCTTGTGTTGCAGCCAATGGATCCATTGTATTCTCTTTGAAATGGGCAATTGCAACAGCCTTCTTACCTTTTGCAGATAGAGTATTTGCTGCGGCGTGTGCTTGGTGACCAGTATCAAACTTCTTCCATGGTTTACCGTCAATATGTACGGTATGCGGACGACTCATTGTGTCTTTGGCCTTAAACTTAGTTGGTGCATGGCCTTCGTCATCTTCACGAGGTTTCTTTGCAAAACCAGTACGGTTATCATCGTAACCATTACCTTCTGACACTTGTTTCTGTGGTTTTGGTCCTTTGAATTCACCTTTGTATGCAACTTTACCGTTACCCATAGCTCTTGCTGGATTACCAGATGCCATACCCTTATCGTCACGGAATTCGTGATGTGCTTTTACGGCAGCACGAGCAACTGTGTTATCTGGATAGGTGTGATACTTCCAAGTTTCATCCAAAGTTTCTTCTTTGACGGACTTCTTTGTTTCACTATCACGGCGATAAGATGCCTGCATACGAGCAGCAAGAGACTTCATATCAACGGGTTTCTTCTCGGCCTTGGCCTTAACTGCCAATACGGATGCCTGATAGTCACCACCATAGTTTGCTTCTTTGGCTTCCATGTATGTAGTCAGAGTTTGTAGAGATGATTCATCCAATGATTCAACTTCTTCCTTGATGATTTTACCATACTGGTTCATCGTCAGAGTGCCCTTACCACGGATGGCGATTAATCTTTCAACCATCTTGTGTAGATTAACATCGGACTTCAATTCTTCACGAGCAAATTCCAAAACACGAATCAACAATGGAATATCGAATGAGATTGTGTCTTTCTTATCGACACCTTCGACCATGTGGTCACGTTTCCATTTGATGAATTGCCCAGTCTTGGAGTGTGCAACCTTTTGGTCTTTGGTTGCAAACTTCGGATTGATACCTCTAGACTTCAAGTATACATCCAAGGCCGCATCTTCCGCAATGTTTGCTTTTGCGGACCATGGGTCTCTAGGGTTAGTACCAAATGTAGGTTTTTCACCTACATTCTTTTTGACAATCGACTTTAACGTTTGTGCTTTACTCATTTTTTTGCCTTAGACATATCTTTTTGAATTCTTCTCAATGATTTATCTGCCACATCTTTTGCTGCGTTGAGTGGCACATTGTCATCAGTCACAAAGGGCACATCCGTTTGACTGGTTGGCCCTTGTGCTTCATTTACTTTTTTTTTTCGGATTTGAACTTAGACAGAGATTTACCGGAACGCAATTTTGTGAAATCGTCACCGTCAATTTTTCCGTTCTTGTTTGCATCAATCTTGTGTTGGTCACCTTTCAGTGCTTCATCCAATTCAACTTCTTCGTTGGCCTTAGACGGAACTTTACCTGTTTGTGCAACACCCATGTTCTTTTGTAGACGTTTCAATTGGTCTTGGTCACTGCCGCCAGTAAATGCTTTGAAAGTCTTTTTAGCAAGAGTCTTAACCGCATCCCCCAAACCTTCAGTCACTGTTTCTTCTTTGACTTCTTTTTCGTCTTTTTCTGGTTTTTGGTTACCGTAAGATTTACCTTTTTTGATACCAGCACCACCGTTTGGTTTAGGACCAGCTTTAACACTGTCTTTTGCAGCCTTAACCATGTCATCCCAACCTTCTGTAACGGTTTCTTCTGCTTTGATAGAAGAACGTGCAGCAGTAGATTCTGGTTTCTTACCTGCTGGTGCCTTGTCTGTACCATCACCTTTTAAAGTGACTTTGTAAGATTTAGCCAAGTTCGATTCACCGCCAGCAACACGGCCAGCCAGTGTATCAGTGGTGATGGCTTCTTGTTGCATAATTGCTTTAACGGCATCTGCAACAGCATCGTGTTTGTTTAAGTTAATCATTTTTTGACTCCATTTTTCTTCTTGTTATACGTAAAACCCAATTTATCTTTTGGATTTTCCATTGGTTCTTTATTTGTTGCACTGCCAGCAGTACCACTTACACCCATCTCAGAATCAGCTGGATCATTGAAAGATTCTAAGAATCTATTATGTTCCACATGTTCTCTATAAGTAACATCGCCTAATCCTGACATTGGGTATACTGTACCCTGTTGGCGAGTATCAAATTCTGGACCGACACTAGACACGTTTCTCATTCTTTGACTAACGGTCGGTGCATCGGTAAATCTGTTCTTCTTAGACTTTACTTTGTCTTTGTCTTTGGAGAACTGACTTTCTTTTGGTTCTGGGAAGGTTTGGATGTGCGGGGTTTCTTGGCCTTCGGTGTAGGTTCTGAAGGTGTAACTGCCTCTTTTACTGTTTTTGTCCCACTTGATGTTGTCGGCTTCTTTTTCTCCGGCACGATTGTCTGCTGGGATACTTCCAAGACCTTCTGCTGCTGGGCTTGTTCCTGTACTGAGGGTTGGGCTACGCTTGGTTTTGTAACTCTCAAAAAATCTAGAATTTTTCTTAACATGTTCATTTTCCTTATATAATTTAATTGAATCTGTGGCACTGATTTTACCACGACTTTCTAACCAAGAGAACGCAATTTCACTGTAATTTCTGTTCTCAATGAATGTATTTATTTTCTCGTAGGTGTCAGTAATATCTTCTTCAATTTCTTCAAATGATGCACTGTTATTGAAATCTATAAATTCGGAGAAGTTTTGTCGGTAAGCTTCTTTACTTGCTTGGGCCTGTTGCCACTTATCATGTCTGACCGATTCCATAATGGATTTCGTCAAACGTGCATTACGTTGTTGGCTGGCTTCATTTGTTGTGTCAACGAAAATCATAGAAGTCTTGTAACCCAATTCTTCTAGTTCTTCTTTAATTGTAATCATGCGTGAGTGGTCGTCCGCTGGACCATTAATAATCAATGGACCACGGTTTCTAATTGCTTCACGGCGATATTCGTTGGAACTCTCAGCCAACTTCATCTTATCCATCAACAAGTCGAATGCTTGAACTGAATTCAATTCGACTGCTTTCATTTCAGCGATTGCTTCACGGATGATAATGTCTTTACCTGAACCTGGACCACCAGTGACAAAGATTGCTTTGAATAGTCCACGGTTTACATCTTCATTGATACCCATGCCTTTGCGTACATCACGGAACAATTCTTTGGCGTGTTTGTCGGCCACGTGTGTAGGAATACCTTGTCTGAATGAATGAAAATCATTATTCTTTGCATGGTCACGCATCTTGGATGCAGACATACCTTCTGCACCTTCGGCATCAGGATCTCTTTCGCCAGCAGACTTAACTTCAATCTTTTTAAAGTTGAATAGTTTACCTGGACCTTCACCATTGTATTGTTGCAATTTTTGTTCATACTCTGGTATACGGTCTGAACCAGCAACCATAATCAAGTGGTCGTGACCAGCAGCATGTAATGCTTGTGCGTGTTGCAGAAACGTTGGTTTTTCTTTAGATGACGATACGATGTTCGCACCAGGAAAGAAACGTTTTGCGTGTTTGATTTTGTTGGCAGCCTCCAACGGATTCTTCTTCGCATTAACAGTGTGAGAAAGAACAATGTGATGTGGTGCTTTGTAGTGGTCAGCAAGTTCTTTAACCTTATTAACCAATTTTTCGTGGCCAATAGTAGGTGGATTCATGCGACCAAATGTCATCACCACAGGTTTGTGGGTCTGCAAATCTTCATTTAACTTTTCTAAAAACTTCTTCATATGTTTCTGATTCCGGCAAAGTTTCTACGGGAGAACTCTTGGCGATTAACAAATTTGTCCGATTCTTTTCCGTGATGGAAAACATAACCTTCAGGATTAGCGGACTCACCACCATGTTCATGTGTGAATTCTTGGTGTTGGTTCATCACATCAATCAGTGTATTCTTGGCATCTTGTAGATGTTTGTGCATTTTGAATAGGTTGTTGTAATGTTTCTTATTACGTTCAATCTTATCCAACTCACCTTTCAATTCAGTTTGTTTGGCCGTCTTATTCTTTTCGACCTTCAACTTATCTATGTCTTTATTCTTCTTGGTTTCTAACCAATTCTTAAAGTTTGAGTGGTTAGGTTCTTCACCTGTACGTACAGTGTGGTTCATATATGTTTCCAATGAACCACCAACTCCGTGATGTGTCTTGGTACCAGCATACATGTCATCACCGTGAGTATCGTGTACAGCTTGTGCTGCAGCAATACTCTTGTTAAATTTCTTTTGGTGTTCTGCACTGAAATGTACCTTTGCTGTGTCCATTCTTGGATCCACAGAGAATACATCAGAGTGTTTACCGAAATTCTCATGGTCAACTTCGTGGCCAGCATTCAAGTTCTTGGCACTCTTACCCTCATACTTCAAATGCGTAACCAGACCAATTTTGGCCTTGTCCACAGCGGTTTTGTGTGTACCGTGAGCAGTGTATGTCAAACCGGAAGGATTTGGGTGGAATGATGTGCCATCGCCGGACTTGCGTTTATCTTCCTTGGAGAACATCATGTCACCTTGGTACACACCTTCTTTTGGTGCAACTTTTGGTAGATGTTGTAGTGCGTCTTTGAGTTTCTTAACTAGACCTGGTGCATGACCATGATTCGTTTCGATATCTTTTGGTGTGTAGTTAATTTTAGGTGTCTTGTTGAACGCAGACTTGGATGCAACAAAAAACTTACCTGTTTCTGGATGATGACCGTATACGATTGCGGGAGAACCATCATACTTTGTAGTCAACTCGGAAGTCTTCTTTCCTTGTTTGATGTGGTCAGCTGCAGCAGATAGCGACTTGATGGCGTGCGCTGCACCCTTCTCTCCACCTTGCAATGGGCGGTCTTCTACGTGCGTCAGGTGTTTAATCTGACGACTCGCTCCTTCTTCAGGATCTTCGTTTTCTGTTAGAAATGATTTGAAAGATAACATGTTTACCTTTTAGATATACAACACACTTTGGTTGTCCGTTGGTTATTTATAATAGATTTAGTTAGACGGTTACCAGACCGTCAAATCTTGGAACCAATATATAGGGCTCAATAATGTTCGATTTGTCCGTTGCCTGCCAACCAGCCCCAGAAATGCAACTTGTCAAATTCAACCAGATACTCTTTTGGAATATTTTGGAAGTGTGCATGTTCAGTATCCAAACCCGCATCACATGAAGCCAAGTTCTGTTTAATTACACCCAAATAGGTTTCAATCAGTGATGGACACAAAGAAAACATACGAGTAATCAATAGGTCCGACACGGGTGCAGGGTTCATCCATGACGGAATACGTTTCTTAAATACGAACTTACCAAACATATTTTCATATTGTGAAATATCAAAGGTGTCTTCCAACTCAGACCTTGCAGAAAACTTAAAGATTCGTTTAACGTCATCTAAGATTCCGTGTAGTTGCGGGTCATGCCTCATCGCAGCCAAAGTGTTGAACAACATAACCAACTCAGCATGACTTTTGGCACCAATCTCCGACAGGTGTTTCATGTTCGGTTCTTGGCTCATGTCCATATACAAGTTGACTAATCCACCAATAACATCACGTTCAATCTGTGGAATTGGTCGGATAGACGAATCCACGAACACCAACTTCAGGTTAGGAACATGTTTACGTAACGACTTTAATGTGGCCACGGTTTGATTGAAACGGTCCTCGTCACTAAATGCACCAATTCCTGGTTTTAATGCTGAGGTTACGATGAATAGGTTTTTATCTGGTATCATAGAAAATCACTTAGGTTGTCTGAATCACGTTTCAAGTTGATTGCAATTGCACGTGGATGTGGGTTGGCATTGTTATAGTCATTGATTACAATACGACTGGAGTTTTGTAAACCGTCCAGGTAACCGAAACTCTTAAAACCCAACTCATATAACATCTGTCTAGTCTCTGCACGATATGTCGCTTCTCTAGCGGTCACGAAAAAGATTTGAGAACCTTTCTCTTGGTAAGTCAACATACGTTGCACGTTGTTTTGTAGTGGTTCATATGGAGTTCTGGCTTCTAAATCCAATCTAGATTGAGCCTTGACGATTGTTCCGTCAATATCACAGAAGATGACGGGTTTATCGTTGTATTCGAACCAGTCATTTGCGGTACCAACATCAACATAGTTGGTGACCAACTTTTCCGTAAACACATAACCTTTACTGATACAGTTCTGAATCACGTCCGAGACAAAGATTTCGCCGGTGTGTTTCAAGGTTTCAAAGTATCTCATGTAAAGACCTTTGGATGCAAATTTGTAACCACCAACACAGAATGTATCTGATACAACTTTCTTCTCAATGATATCCGTGATGATGCCTTGTTCATTGGAGGTAACAAAACTCTTAGAAGCAAGTTTCTTCAATACTTCATGTTCATAAATCTTAGATACACAAATATAGTTGTCGCCGTCATAGTCATGTTCAAAGAAACTATCACAATCTTTAATCAGAATCGGTTTATCCATGTCGATATGAGATTCTTTTAGAATTTGGTAAACAGTATCGGCTGGGCCACGTGTTGGTTTGTCAATCACGACAAAGTTGACCATGTCGTGCCACTCATGTTTAATCTGTTCAATAACTTTGTATTGTTCTTGGTGTTCTTTGAGAATGCCAATATGAATACGATAACCTTTTTGGCGGTATGTACGTAAGGCATTCATCAACATCATATCATGCTTGTAGTCATACAAGAGATATTTTGGTTTCATTCCG